TAGACCATTATCGTCTGCTCCAGATGAACAGATAAGTTGAGAGTTAAAATGAACATTAACAGACGGGAATTCTCCCCTTACACCAGCTACAAAGCTGTCAACTTTTGAGTGAGCATAGTTGACTGCATCGTTGACGGCATCTATTTGATTCTGGAAGGAAGTTTTTATCGTTACTCCCAATTTACACCTCTGTTAAATCAATTTTGGTTTTAAAGACATCTCCTTCTGGAGTGAATTTGACCTCTTTTGTTAAGAAAGTTGCAGTTACACCCAGCCTTCCGTAAACAAAGGTCGGGACAGCTTCTGAAATGCTTATGTCGGGTTCGTTTACGGAAATAGAAACGGAATCGGTCAGCGGTTGATTAAGAATTTGGAGGATTCTATCGGGAAATTCTGTGTCAAAAATAATGAAATCGTAAGTGTTTTGGAGACACTGCACAGTAGCATTAGCCATATCAATTGCATTGTTTTCGATGCTCTTTGTATGCCCACCGTGAGATAAGGTAAACTTTTCTAAATCGTAACCTACAGAAAACGATATAACTTTTCCTAAATCTCCCCCGTCGTACAAATCTTTCACAGAAATACCTACAGCTGAGGAACTATTTGTTGTTTTTAAAGACATCATAAGAGTATCGTTTTGAATAGAAATTATTAATAGGTTATCACCTTCTACTATGTAGAGATACTCTTCTTCCCCCACGTATTCCATTGCAATTCTTAAGGTTCCCATAGGGGAGAGAGAGACATTTAGCGTCTGGTCTGCACTTCCAGCATTAACTGAAATTTCAGAAATGCTTTCGTTTACCCAGAGAGTTGCTCCATCTTTTATAGAAACAACTGCATCAACATCCTTTGCTTTAAAAGAACTTCTTATCCCTTGTCCTACAGTTTTGTTTTTCAGATAGTAGTCGAAATTATTAAAGCTATTTTTTGAGTGAAATAGTAAAAAATCATTCTTTTGGGTTCCACTAAAAGAAAAGTTAAGAGAAACCTTAAACTTGTCCCCCCAATCCCCTTTTATTCCTTTTAGCTTTGAAAGGGATTCGTACGAAGGGGTAAAGGGAAATTCCATTACAAGCCTCCCTACACTTTAGTAATTAGGTTAGTGCATAGGGAGGCAGAAATAAAGCCTAAAAATTAGGCTTTATTCCAAACAGCATACCACCAGGTTTCTGTTTTACCGTCCTGAGTCAAACGGTAGAGATAATCATCTACATACCCTATATACCAATTTCTTTCATAAGGGTTGTAAGCCCTAAAGTGGTCGGCATTGGCAAGAAAAGTATTGTTGAGGTTCAAGTCTATCTTCCTGTACTGTTCTGCCGGAGAAAGAGAAGAGTCGTTAGTTATATAGAAAATCCCATCGTTCATCTTCTGAGGGAAAATATTGCCTGAACTTGCAAGTTTTTCTGTAGAAATCCAAGAGTTTGTTCTTGAAGAATAAACTTTCCAATGCCAGTTTAAATCGCTATCTTCGTAATCATAAGCCGCTATAAACTCCTCGTTTTCAAAAACAAAAACTCTACAGTTAAACCCGTACACATTCGCTGTTTCTGACGAAATATCAAGAGTTTTCCAGTCAGAACCGTTTTTCAAGATTTTTAAGTACGTAGGATTATCTTTGTTTTCTAAGTAAGCTACATAAAAGTTAGAGTCAAAAACATCCAACCATGCAGCAACGTAAAGTGGAGAGGTATCTGTCCTATAGAACGGATGAGCCTTAGCCTCCGGTAGCTCTATTGTGTCAATAAGTGATAAATCCCCTGTTAGTGAAAATTTATAAATATGACAGGTTTTCTGAGAATCGTTATAAGGAACTACATTATCAAAATAAAACCCCAAACCGGTTAGCTGGTCTGTTGTTAGGTTTCCTGACCTGAGTCCTGCAAACCCTTTGGAGAAGAAATCCCTAACCAAAAAGATAGGGGTTTTTATTGTAAGGTTACCGTTTAGCGGCTTCCAGGGATTAATAATTAAAACATTTCCAGCACAGCTCAGATGCCCTACAATAAGAGGAAATAAAGGATTTCTTATTATGGTTTCTCTAAATTCCTCTGAAGCTACCCCTGAAGTATTAACGGCTTTAACTCCAATTGTTATATCACTTTCATAGTTTAACGGAATGGTAATTTTGTTAGTAGATGTAAAGTATTGGTCTAAGATTTCGTTAGTATCCTTCTTATAGACAGTTACCGTGAAATGGTCAAAATCCTTATCAGTTACCCTTGACCAGGTAGCTGTTAGGAGTTTCTTTGTGTTGTCTATACTGGTGGACAGTCCCCCAGAAAAAACAGGTCCTTCTGTTATACCAGCCACGGAGATAGAAACCTCCGGAGACTCCTCCCAGTCTGCCTTTATTCCGAAAATCGTTACAGGGATGACCTTCACTTTGTAGGTTTCACCTGCTTTGACCAAGACTTTGTAGGGGGGTGCTTTCGTTATCCCTGCCAATTCCCAGGTCCCACTCTCATTTACCCAAACCTCGTAATGGTCTATATATCCCTCTGTTAGAGGCCAACTAACAACAACGTAGCTCATAGGGGTTCCGTCTTTATCAAGCTCAGTGGACTCTAAGACGGAAGGGACTACAGGCAGAGGGGGGTCATTGGGGGATGGCAAGTCTGTAACGTCAACATTTCTTATTTCAAGGTCTATATCTTCATTGTAGAGTTTGTAGTCTTCTATAACTGCAACAACGGAAACCGTATCATCGTCAACCTGTCTGATTTCCTCCACCCTAAAGAGTTGATTCTCTATTCCGAAGTCTTTATAGGTAACAGAGATTATGTCCCCGGGTTCTAAGGGGAGGGCTTTTGTAGTTGTTGTGAATGTAACTGTATGATTAAGCCTTGCCCTTTCAAGGAAGTAAGCTCCAAGCCTTTTAGCTCCAAGTCTATCTACACCGTAGAGCTTTATATCTATCGGATTTTCTTCAACGGTTACATCGTCTTGAACTTCAAGGGTTAGAGTATTAGGAGTATCGTTCATAACGGGGTCTATGTACTCAACCTTTATGGAGTTTGGAATTCTCGTTCTTGATGGTAAGTCGTAGGAGAAAGAACCCTCAATGTAGTCTGCCTCGTCAAACTTCATAACTGGAGATTCAAAGTAGAGATTTTTGTATTTGAGTTTGTACTTCCCTCCACTCTTTATAAGAATTCCCCTAAAATGATTGCAGAGGAGCTCCACAACATCCTTTGCAGACGAATCGTAGATTACTCCATTGAAAGAGAACCCCTGCTCATCACAGTATTGAGCTACTTCAAGAAAGCTCTCTATGTCTATTTTCTCTTCTGGTATTCCAAGGCCGTATCTTGTATTTGTGAGGTAATCAAGGAGGATAAGAGCGGGATTATCCTTATTGAAGCCTGTTCCCTTATTGTCCACAGTTCTACCGTTTACAACTGCCGTTATGTTCGGAACTCCTGACCAGCGGGGTTGAATAACGTTTCCGGATTTCACAGTTGCCCATTTGAGTCTTACAATAAGACATGCAGTATAAGGGACATTGTCAGTGAATCCGAGATTCTTCACCTCGTCGAATAGCCCTCCAAACTTTGAATTAAAGTTATCCTCACCACCTACGACGTAGTCCCATTCAACTAAATCGTTAGGGCTTTTAAACCAAGTATTCCCCCCGTCTGTAGAAAACTCATTAAAGGTAACGGAATTAATTCTTTGATAAACAGGCTTGGATTCCTTGCAGACCTTTGTCAAGCTTGTATAATCATCCCACTCATAACTCCATTTAACACAGACATTGTCAATAACTTTTCCCTCAACAGTTACAGTTCCATCATTAGAAAAACTGACAGTATAACTTCCTTTATCAACTGTTTCTCCCCTTGCGATTTCTAAAGTGTCGGCTCTTGATGATAATAGAAGTTTTGGATAGCTTACAGTAAGCTTAACCTTATTAATCCTCTGATTAGTTATCTTCTTCACAACCTTGCTTTCTGATTTTTCTATTTCCTTCACTCCTACAAGAGGTTTTCCGTCTAACCAAATTTCTTCCACTTTCTCAATAGGACCTTCGGAAAGGGTTCCCACTATGTAGAGATACTCGTTATTATTTCCTGAAGTTGCCGCCCAAATCCAGTTAATCCCAACCCTGCACCTTCCATAAACCACAGGGATTTGACTCTGTGTAGAGCGGGTATTAGCTAAATACCCCCCTGCAGAAATTTTTCCAAAGGACCTCTTTAAAAGAGACTGCTGATATTTAGCAGCAGCGTAACTACCTGCAAAAGCTGTTGCAACTATTGCAATTTTCCAGATTGTAGAAATCGGAGTGAAAAAAGGAATGAAGGAAGCCCCCAAAAGTAAAGCACTCCCTAATGTAGAAGAAAAGAAGTGCCCTATCTTGTGAAAGAATCCCATCATTTCCTCCAGAAAGTCGAACCTTTTGGAACTGGAACAACACAAACCCCGTCAGGTTCTGCCGTTAAAAGATTGCCGTTCCCAAGGTATATGCCGATAATTTCACCGTTCCACTTAACAACGTCTCCAACCCTTCTTATCCTTGCCTGTTTTAGCCCTGACAGGTCGGGGTAAAACTCCTTAATAACACCTTCTATATCTAACTTTTCCCCCAATAACTTCTCTACTTTCTCGGCTAACCTCACTTTTTTCTTCCCCAAGGAAGCTGTTTTTCCATTATGTTCGGAAGATAGCGGAACCCCCCAAAATGCTTTGTATTACCAAGCTTTTGACAGGTTTCGTAAGTTTTATCGCAGGAAAATGCTGGTCCCGAATACTTACAGTTCTGGTCTTTAAATCTCCATGGACATAGGGCTATGTGCTTTCTAAAAGTATTTTTGGAAAAACGGGTAAGGTCACTTACCAACGTAATCTCAGCAGTTCCATCCTTAATTCTTACCTGGTCGATTATCCCGTCAAAAACAGAAAAGACCGATACAGGTTTCCCAAAATCATCTATCAGGGCATACTTAACTTCTGCCCCGTTCCCTCTCTTATCTCCGTTTAAAAACGTTGAGGCAGGAATTAGGGAAACGTTATCAAAGGTAACTACCAAGGTATCTGAGGTTAATCTCCCATCCCTTGAAACCTCGTCTATTTTGAAGGGAACGGAAACGTACCTTTTCCCCTCATACCAGACATCTATGTCAAGATTTGCAAACCTTAAGGGTTCTTCAAGGTAAAAGACCAAGAGTAAACAGGTAGTAGAAAAAAGGCTTTCAAGTCGTTTAAGGGTTTCAGAGGGTAAAGACTGCATTATCTAACCTCCACGATTCCTATGCCCACTCTCTGCAGGTAAGCCTTAAAGATTTCAGAGGATAGAGAATCTTCTGCAAACCTTGCCGTAATCACTAAATAACCGTAGAAGTCGGCCGTTATCAAAGCACCAGCAGGAGGAGGCTCCTTAAACTCCACTCTATCCTTTCCGTACTCTCCTCCCTCTGGAAGAAAGAAAAATCCACCTACAGGATTGCCGTCAAAGTAGATAACAACGTCCTGGGCATCCTTTGATGGAAGGTCAAAGACTTTTTGGCTTCCGTCTGCCTGTGCCACAAATTCATTGTAGTGTTTTGTTTTGTAGGGAAACTGAAAGAGAAATGGTTTGTAAGCTCCTTGATGCTCTATGAAAAAATTCCAGAGTGTATCAGCTTGCTCTTGTGTTAGAACGTCGTATTTGAGCCGAAAGCTTCTCTTTGGAAAGAGCCATTTTCTCCTACGAAATTCCCTGCCGTTTTCAAGGTTGGACACGAGAGTTTTAAATGTAACGGTTTTCAAAGTTCCGTTTGGCAGACTCGGAATCTCAGTCGGGTAAAACTTCACACTTCCCCCTTAATATCCGTTCTCCAATTCCTCTCTAACCCTTTGAGCTATGAGCCTATCTATACCGCTCTTTCTTACATACTTTTCAAAGCTGACAGGGTCTGTAACATGGAAGGAGTTCTGAATAACTATCGTTTGAGGTTGAGGCTGATGTTGAACTGCTGGCTTGGGAGCTCCAACAACTCCTCCACCTGCATACTTTGGAAGCCTCATTCTATTAAGGGCTTCTATGAAGTTAACGCCGTAATAATCAACTGCACTCTTGTTTAGAACGTACTCTCCGGGCATTGCAAGGATGGGGACAGAATCCTTACCCGGTATTCCTCCTGTAATGATTCCTCCGGATGCTTTCTTTTCTGGGAAAAGAGCTTTAAAGAAGTCAGCAATTCTAACCCCGACGGTTTCCCTTATTCCTAATCTGACAAACATTGAAAGAATCTCTCTCGTTAAATCCTGAAAGAGATTTTTGATTTTTATAGCCCTTCCCTCTAAAAGCTCCAAAACTCTGTTAGAAAGGATGTCCTCAATACCGTAAACGGTGTCTTTAACAAGCTCCTGAACGTATTTGCCAGTTTGGTGCATCTCCTTTGAAATGTCGTCTAAAGCCTTTCTCGCCCCAGTAACTGCATCGGTATCTGCTTTCTGGAGCTCCTTAACGTGCTCAGTTACCGCTTTCCCAGCTTCTTTAGTTTTATCTTCAAGTTCTTGAAGCTGTGCTATCAGCTCCTTAACACCCTTAACGTCCTTGTACTCGTCTAATTTCTGTTTTAGCTTCTCAATTTTGCTAATAGTTGAAGCTGTCCACTTGTTCACTTCTGCGAATTTCTTTTGGTAGGGGTCAAGAGGGTTGGCTTCTGCAAGCTTTTTCTCTATGTCTGCCTGAATTTGGGGAATTTGCCCCGTAACGTCGGTTATGAGCTTCTTTACTCTTTCTGCCCGTTCTTGAAGCTGTTTATCTAACTTGTCTTTTTGTTCCTTGTCAAAAACTAACAGCTGAGTATCTAAATCAAAGAGCCTTATCTTTCCCTGTGATTTGATTCTTTCTATTTCAGCCTGAAATCTCTTGAATTCAAGTTCCAATGCTTTGGTTATCTCGTCTATCTTTTTCTTGATTTCCTCTTTATCGCTTTCCTTTGTAGCCTTCTTTAGAGCCTCCTGATAGCCTTTTAGGAGCTTTCCGTACTCTTTCTTCTTCTTTTCAAAAGATTCTTTCCTAATTTCTATTTCCTTGTTGGTTTCCCAGTTAACAAGGGCTTTCAGGGATTCTATGTAATCCTTTTCTCCTATGATTCCTAACTGCTTAAGCCTGTCTAACTGAGCTTTGGCAAGCTGATAGGAAAAAGAAATTACCTGTTCTTGTTTTTTGAATTTCTCTTGAATTAACTGAACTTGAGAATTCAATTCTGACTTATAATTTGATAACTGAATAGGAAGAGAAGCCCCGAAAACCTCGTACTCTTTCCCTTTTAGGAGAGCCATCTTTTTCTTCAGAATTTGAAGCTTTTCCTCATAACCTACCAACTGGTTTTGAATTTTTAATATCTCTTGCTGTTTTTTTGTAAAAACAGGCTGATTCCCTTTAACAGCCTTCATATAATCTTGCCAGCTCTTTATACCTGAAACGGCCTGAGATTGTAACTTCAACTCTACCAGAGGACCAGAAATATCTTTCTTGGGAAATGTGGAAAGCTTTTCTTTAAGCTTGTCTATTTTTCTTTGAGTATCTTCAATTTCTTGCTGTAGATTTATTTCAATTGATTTAAGTTTTTCAGAATTTAGCTGTGCAATCTTTTTTCTGAATTCTTCAAGGCTTTCGTTAATCTTATCTACTTCCTTTGGGATAGCTTCTCCGGCTTTCTTTAAAGAAAGAGTACCTATATCTACCCTATCCTTCAATTCTAAAAATGCCAAACCTAAAGCTGAAACGGCGAAAATTAAAGGATTAAATCGCACTGCCATCAAAGCAGCTGAAATGCTTTTGATAACCCAATTTAGAGATTTATAAGCTACTATAAGCTTAAGAACCTCTCCAAGAAGCGTTCTATGATGCCAGGCTAATTTACTTATTTCCTTCAGGTCGATTATGACATCTTCTAACTCTAAGGATATTTGTCGTAATCTCTGAACTACTTCAGGTTTAGGGGTAATACTTTCTATTGCTCCGCTTGCTGTATATTTTACTTCTGCAATGCTTCCTATAATTCCCTGTATCTGTTCTTTTAAAAAGTTAAATAGTGGAGTTGTACCTTCCCCTAAAGTCATACCAAGAATGTCTTTTAGATTAGATAGGAGTCCTGAAAAAGTAAACTGAAGTTTGTCAGATGCCCTTGCAAAACCTTCCAGTCTTTCAATCAATTTTTCGTAGAGTACCCCTGCCTCTCTCCATCTTTTAATATCAGCATCTGTTATTCCTAATGTAGTAGCTAAAGTTGAAGCTCCTGGTTGAATCCCTCCCTGGATAATGTCTCTCAACTCCTGAACTAACTGCCTTATATCGTGTAACCCCAATACCTTTACTGCGTTAACTCCTACAGTAGTAAGTTTTATAACCTGGTCGAGATTAAAACCTGCAGACATCGCAGGGCCGAGAATGGAGCGGAAAGATTCAAGGAGCTCCTCAAAGGTTGCCGTAGTCTTAAGGTTTGCCTGTTGAAGTCTCTTTATTATGTTTTCAGAAATCTGCAGGGAAGCATTAAATTTCTCCTGTCCCTTGACCAAATGGCCTGTGCTGTCCTTTATCTGCCCCACAGATGAGAGAACAGCTGCAAGCCCTATCCTCGTATCCTCAATTGTTCTGTTGTAGTCCAGAGCAAACTCAAGTGCATCCCTTAACGAATCAAGTCCAACGTAAGTTCCTATAGCTCCAAGGGTGAACCTTATAGACGAACCCAACTCCTGAAATGCCCCACTTGTATCTTTCGCCTCATCTGCTAACTGGTGAAGGTGCTGCTTTGCTTTGTAGATAACCCTATTCACTCCCGAAAAGGAGTCTTCCATTTTGTCTATTCTTTCAAGAGTCTTGTTTATATCCTTTTCAAGACCCTTTAGAATCTTTCTTATGTTTGCCGTTGCCTCGTCGTGAGCCTTTATCAACAAATAAAGCTCGTGGGTTTGCTTACTCATTTTTACTCTCCTTGGCTAAGAAAGAAGCTAAGTAACGGCACACAACCATTTCAGGATAGGGCTGTTCCAAATACCCTCCAGACCTTGGCAAAATTCCAAACTGCCAGAATAGATTGGCCATCTCTAAATCCATCTCTGCCTGTTTATCTACCAACGGGACAGGACAAAACTCAAATTGCTCCTGCCCCAAGTTGTAAACTACTCTTGGGTTGTGTTTTTCTTTCGGAAGAAAGGGACAGTTTCCGTATTCGTCCAATCCCTTCTCCCTGCATTCACTGCATGAGGTAAACTTTCCACTCTTCTGCAGGTAGTAGAGAATCATTGCTTTTCTAATTCTGACGTACGGCCAAAAAAAATCTCGTAGAGAACCGCCAGTGCTTTTGCCTTAACCTCAAAGACGCTGTTGAAAGAATCGGGGTCAATTCCTGCAGTTCTTAAAACCTCTATCGCCTTTGAAACGGGAAATTCAGGAAGAATAAGGTTTTCGACCTCTTTCCCTTCCTCTTTGCTAAAAACTCCTTCTATCGTTTTTCTCGTATCCGCCACCATTTTCTTAACATCTTCCTCACTCATTCCCAACTTATCCAAGAGTTCTGGAACTTTACTAACAGGTATCATTTCACCTCCTTGCAAGTTTGTGGCGGGATTTTCTTAAACTCAGGTTTCTTTGTTGCTGGTAGGGGATTAGCTCCTCCACTCCTGCCAATCCTTGTTAACCCGCTTCCTCCTTTGGGTGGTTGAGTAAGTAATTCACTTTCAGGCTGATAACCGATATATCTATATCTTTTGGAAGAACTTTTTGCTTCACACTTTAAAAGCCTACCACCTATAAAGCCAAGGACTAATCCGAAAAACACAATTAGGGCAAAAAGCTCATAATTCATGGTTTCTCCTTTAATTACTTAAACTCAATAATCAGCTCATCATCCCCGTTCTCTGTTACGAGGTTGAACGTCATATCGTTTGTGAGAACTCCATCCTTATCACTGAACTTGTAATCGCTAAACTGAATCTTTGAGGTAACAACTACCTTGTTGCCCTCTTCCTGTCCTAAAGTGAAGTTCAAGGTAGCAACATCGCCGTTTTCAAACTTTGTGAGGAAGTCGTATTCGGAAGGAAGGGTTGCAAGTGGGTCAAAAGAGCCTGACGGCTTTCTGTCTGTTATAAAGACCTTCCAGATTCCATCTGAAGAGTTGGCATCGTCAACTGCCGTAATCGTGTTATTAAGCCCAATAGAAACCTTTGAAAACCTCGGAGCAAAGGTATCGTCAATCTTGCACATAGCATCTTTAAAGACTACCGGTTTAGTGACCTCGTAGGTAACGTCTGGAACGGGAGCTTCCACTCTTTCCAAGAGCTTTCCTACAAATGAAAATGTTACCTCTGAAAACTCCCTCACCTCTGCATCAAGAGAAATATCTCCTTTGCAGCCTACAAACTTGTAGAGCTCTCCATCCTTATAAAGGTAAATTGTCAGGCTCTTTTGAGAGTCCAGAGAGGAAATTGGGGTGTACTTGTAAGTATCGGTATAGCCGTCCCCATCTGAATCAAGAACTTCCTTTTTGAAGGAGCAGGCCTCAATTAACCTTCCAATTCTCGGCTCCTTTGTTTTATCCCCGCTTCCCCTCAATTTAACCTTAATGTCAATCTTCCACGTTCCCCCTGCACTCATACCGGGACGGCGGGAGAGGGTTGGAGAAAGCTCATTGTTTTCCAAGAACTTGTAATCAGGAGAAGGGTCAGCTGAGACAACCTGTATTGCGTCATTTGTAGGGTCTGGTAAAGCATCAACACCGTAGGTATCTTCTATCTTTGCAAGAACAACTGTTTTTCTTGAAGCCCTCATTTAAGCCTCCTCTAAATAGACGATTGATAACTTGATGGAACATCCTAAATACCTTTTATCTTCCTGAGCCAAGAGGAATTCATCGCTTTCAACCTTAGTAAGGGATGAACTGCCAAAAAGAAAGGGGTCTTTTTCTATTGCAGAGTAGATGTCGTAAACTCTCTTTATAAGCTCCTGATAGGGTTCACTTGACACTACAAAGACTTCAACGCTTAAAGAGCTCTGCCTTATCCCATTCCTGTATTCGTTTTCCTGCCCAAGGTCGTAAATCAGAACTTCGCATCTATCAGGGTCTGGAGGAGTTGCCTTTGCTACAAAAACAAATCTTCCCGTATCCGTTTGGTAGCCGTTTTCGGGTAAAATTTCCTTCAATTTCTTAGAAAGAAACTGCATAATCTCAAATCGTTTCATTTACAGCATCCCTCGATAGGTAGATGAACGTCTCCTTTAATCCTCTAAAAACCTTCTTCTTGGCCACGTAGTAGGTTTCACCGTTTACCGTCAGCCTTTCCCCGGTTGAGAGAGTTTCTACTTCCTCCATCTTTGCCCTTAAGTAGAACTCCACAAGGTTTGTAGCCCTTCCGTCAACGATTTCATCTGAAAAGGTTTCCTCATCAAAAGGAACGGCACGGAAGGTTGAGCCGTCCTCCCGTGCAACGTCAACCCCGAAATCTTCATAGAAAACATTCCTTTCGTCTGTCAGCAATTGACCTTCACCTCAATGGTTTCTGTTGCTCCAGCCGTAACGGTTCCAAGTGCATAACCAAAGAAAACTCCACTTGCATCCTTACTGATAACACCGTTTTTGATGTAGAGCTTGTCTCCGACAGCAACGGCAACGTTGTTTGTGCCGTCGCTTCCCTTTACGGGGAGAGAAAAAACTCCCCTTGTTACAACAGTTGCATTACCGTCAGAGTCGGAATCGGTTAGAAGAACTCCCACGATGTTTCCAACGGCAACGGGAGTCCCTGATGTTTTTCCAGTTCCTACATTAAGAACAATTTCATCTCCTTCATAAACGTAGTTCTTCATAGCCATCCTCCTTCAATTAAGCTCCTGGGTTTTTAAATGCTCCTCTGTAGTCAATGAATGCAGCTCCAAAGAAGAGCCTTACCTTGAATTCAAGAACGTCGTTATCAAAGCTTTCGTTTGTTGTGATTTCAGGAGTGTCCTTTCCGTCAAGGAAGGCAACCTCAATCGTGTCAATGGAGTTAGGAGAAGCGAACAAGTACCATGCAGTTTCAGAACCCTCTACATCTCCAGCCTGCAGAAGGTAAGGAGACTCTATAACCTGAGCAAAGTTGGCAAATGGGTTTCTCTGCTCGTTTGTTCCACCGGGCAGGGTAGTGTCCTTCATCCACATCTGAGCTTCTGTGAAGAGCGTTGGAGGAACTAAGAGGAATTCAGGCATAACGTTTATGTAGTGTCCGTCAACATCCTTTTGAGTCCTAAACTTCGTCCTTGCCTCCTTGAGGGTATCAAGACCTATAGGCCCTGCAGTTCCTAAGTTGTTGTGAGAGGAATCAAACACCGGTTTGCCGTCAGACATCTTTGGATTTTGAAGGATGAGGGCATAAACGGTCTCCTCAACAGTCCTCTTGGCAGAACGGGCAAGCTGAGCTGGAATCCTTGAAAAGACGTCTAAATCGTCGTTGATTATCGTTTCAAGTGTAATTCCGAACCTGGCTCCGTACTTACCTATTGCGTAGGACTCTCCCTCTTCTCCAAGGGTAACGTTTCTGTACTCTACCCCCTCCTTAACGAGCTTCAGAGATGGAAGGCTTCCAACCCTAATTCTGTGGAGGGTCTTGAAATCAGATGCAGATGCTTTTCTTGTAAACTTTTGGTAGGTTGTGGGAATGTCCCTGTAATCCTGAAGGAGAGTTTTGTTAACGGCGTCCATGAGAACAATCTTGAAATCAGAAGTTGACATGGCACGGCGAATAATTTGAGTCCTTGACCCTGTTACCCTCTCTCCGCTTCTCTTTAAAGCTTCTTTGGCCAAATCTTCAAGTCTGTAGGACATAAGCTCTCTTGAACCCTCGGCAGGCTTTTCAATCTTCCTACCTGCCCTCATGAGGATTGCATCAACGGCAGCTTCCCTGAACTTCTCTCTCTCTTCTTTAACAACCTGAATGCTTGCTCCCACGGCAGTTCTCCTTTGAGAAAGTTCTTTGAGTATTTCATCCTTGACCTGCTCAACAGAAAGCCCCTTCTCTATCCAGTCCTGAGCCCTCTCCTCTAACCCGTGCATCTTGCAAAGAGTTAGAATTTCAGCAGCCCTTTTTCTTTCCTGAGCTGCAATCTCTTCAGGAGTAATACTCTTTTCTTCTCCTTGTGGGGTTTGAACCCCATCCCTTTTTTCTATTTGGTCTTTCACAGCTTCTTCAGGCATATCTACCTCCTTTTCATTTGTTTCGGTATTTCTTCCAACCCCTACGCTTGGGTCTGCAGGAATTGGCGTTAGTGATATTTCAAGGACTTTCCACCTCTTGGCTACGTAAGCAGGTCCTTCAAACCTCTTCCAGGTTTCCTTTTCATCCAAGTAGAGCCACTCATCAACTACGTAACCAACGGAAACTCCCCTTATAAGCCCTTCTTTAACTTCCTCCCAAGTTTTTTGAGAAAGTTCCGTATTCTTAAACTGGATTCTTGCCCTGCCTTTTTTCTCCTTTTCGTCTATCCAGACCTCTAAAGGAACTGCAACGGGTTGGTCTGCATCGTGATTTCTCAAAACAGAGCCCGCACTCATAAGAGGAGTTAGGTCAACGGCATCCCTGTCGTGAAGGAGAATCTCCTTTCCCCACCACCTATCTACTGGAGTTTCTGAAGAAAAGGAGAGTTCCACAATCTTGTTTTCCTCATCTACAATTCCCCTTACTTCAACCTTGAAGTTCCTCCTGACCAAAGCACCGGTTGAAGGAACTTCTCTCTTTTCGGTCTGGGAGCTCCTCTCGTCATCCCCGTCAATCATCTTCAAAAGCCTATCTGCAGCATTCTCTATTTCCGTGTAGCCGTGCTGAGAAGCTCTCTGTTTCGCAGCAATCAGCCCCCTCCTATAAACCTTTCCATTCTTCCCGTAGGGAAACTTGTAGTGAGCCTTGGTTTCCTTATCCTCACTGTCGTCAACCGCTAAAAACCACTTTGAGTACTCGTCCCAGTTGTCGTCTCCAAGGAGCTTGTTCTCGTCCTCTGTTGAAAAGCTCCAGTCACTTGTCTTATTTACCTTTCCCTCTTCAATCAGCTTCTTTGCGTGGTTGTAGCCCTTCCGATTTAGCTTTACTCCCATTTCTTACCCCTAACCTGAGTTTCGGATATATCTGAAAGACCGAGACTGTCCATGAACTCAACCTCCTTAGCCCTCTGTTTTACGAGCTCCTTCCAGTCCTTACCCTTTGCTGCAGCTTCATCTGCAAGGGTCGTTAGTCCCAAAAGGAGCTCCAACCTCTTTGCCTGAGCCTCCTTTAGAGGGTCAACCCAGTCAAATCCCTTAAATATCCACCTGTGAGCCGTCCAGTTTCTCCAGTCCTTGATTGCACCCATTATGTTCAGATTGCCCAAACTAACGGCATTCTTCACAAATTCGGTGTAAACGGGCCTTAAGAAGTAGCGTTCAAGGGACTTCCTGAATGGAAGGATGAAATCCCTGAGCTCAAGTTCTGAGTGTCTTGCAGATGAGTAGTTAACCTCCGACTTATCCCCAGAAATCTGCTCGTAGGAAAGGCCAATAGCTCTTCCCATTCCCCTTAAAATCAGCTTTACAAAGTCGTCAAATGTGTTCCCCGGTCTTTTTGGGTCTATAACTGCAATGTCCTCTCCAGGATTGAGCTCTGCTATCATCCCCGGAGCTATCTCCAGTTCCCTCTGCTGGGTCTGTTGGTTAAACTGTCCCACAGGAGCGTTCTTCTTAATTGCAATTCCGAAGCTTGCTGAAACCTTTGCATTTATCAGCTCCGCCTCTATCAGGTCGTCAAGGTGGTAGGCATAGGGAATTACAGGAGCTAAGAGGGGAATTCCTAAAAGCTGGTGAGGCCTTCTAAACGGAGAAAAGTGAATTACATCCTCAGCTTGAACTCTCTTAGTTTCAAGGGTAGGATTAAGAAAGCTGTCTGGAGCCACGGTAAAGTGATATGCAACTACTTTCCCGGACTTATCAACCTCTATTCCGTTTATTATTTCGTTATCCCCGTAAGGCTTATCCCAAAAAGATGCAAGCCTTCCGTATTCAAGAACTTCTATTGAAAAAGGAGCTGTGTCTTTATTGTCGGTATCGGTTACAATGTGAAAAAAGACACCACCATCGGTAAAGAGCTTTAAAATCGCTAACCTCTCTATGTCTCCAAAGTGAAACTGTCTGTAGTAGTCTGCCGAATAACTCCACTCCTTAAAGAGATTTTCGGCCTTATCGTTAAAGACTTCATTTTTTGTTAGAGCCTGTAAAGTAGTTCCTGAACCTACAATTCTGGAAAGTAAAATGTCAACGGAAGCCCTTACCCAGCAGTTATTTTCGTAGAGCCAGTTTGCTCTGGAGCGAACTGTTGAGAGCTCTGAAAGAATGGAGTTGGGGGAAGTTACCCAGTTTTTCCAGTTCTGTGTAAGCCTTCCCTTTTCGGCAGCCTTTAATGAACGGGAGTAGAGCTTAAAAGCTTCCCTTTTAGCCCTCCAGTTAGGGAAGAAAAATCCGATTAGATTTTCAACCTTTTCCAAAACCTTCACCCTGAAAACCTCACGAAGGTAAACGTTCCCCCCGATTCAATCCTTTGAATCTGAGAGTTAATCTCCTGAAGCTGCTTGTAGAGTGCAGGAAGGTCAGCCCTTTTCATCCACCTGTCGCCGATTCTGTACTCCTGCCCTTCCTTTTCTATCTTCTGAATGGCCGTAAGGATTTCTGCCTTCCTCTGGTAAAGCTCCGAAAGAGTCAAGGTTTTTAACCTCCTTGGATTACTATAAGGCAGGGAAGAATGGAATTAAAGCCTAAAAATTAGGCTATATTGAATGAAATAGAACGAATATTGAAAGAACGTTAGAAGGCAGGAAAGAAATAGGGATTAATAAATCCTTGTGTGTGCTATTACCGGGAAAAAGATATATTCCCCAGAAAAAAGTTCCTTTTCTGGAATAAGTATTGGTTTATAGGAAGGGTTTGCTGGTTCTAAAACTATCATTTTATTTTTAGGGTCATAGTGGTAATATTTAACAGTTAATTCCCCATCACCGTTTAAAACCACAACTGGAGCTCCTTCTTTTACTTCATACCAAGAAGGGTCAGCCACTAAAATCATATCCCCCGGATGATATTCAGGTTCCATAGAATGCCCCTGGATCTTTATCCAAAAAACTCTCTCAGGAGGAAGTCCTTTTAGCATCGATTCATGTGTTGGAAAGTATTTTTCAGGCGTTGGCATTGTGTACCCACCAAAGGAACCAGCTTGAGCTTCAGCATAAATTGGGACAGGAATTATTTTTCCTTCCTGAAATACAGTATTTAAATCCCAGTGTTGTTTTTTATCTTCTAAAAAGTAAGATATAGGAACTCCAAAAACTTCTGCTAATTTTTGCAGTTTAGAATATCTTGGTTTCCTTTGCCCTACCTCCCAGTAAGCAACTGTTTGCTGAGTTGTCCCTATTAACTCGGCAAGCTCCTGTTGAGTCAATCCTTTTCTTTCCCTTAGTAATTTTATCTTCTTCCCTATCTCCATATCAACATTATCACAGCTTGTTGTAATCATTTCAACCAACCTTATTCCAGACTTTCTCTGTAGTCATTCCAGAGAGTTACGAAAGTTTTAAGGAGAAAGCGTATATGCTCTTCATCTTTTAAATTCGCTATGTTAACGTTCTTTTTAAGAGATTGGTTGTACATTTGAAGGTAAAGTCTGTCTTTATACTCTTTAAGATAGAGTTTAGGTAAATCTTTAAACTTTAACGCCTCGCGTAAAACTCCAAAATCTCTTCCGGTTTCTTTTTCTATTTGCTGAGTTTATTGTCAAGGGAGAAATAAGGAACTATAAAAGCAGTATGATTAAAGTTAAGTGTTGCAACAGTTAAATGAGATTAAAGATTACGGCTCCCAAATCACTTTCCGCACTATGCCTTTTATTTTTGCTCTGTTTTTATCTACCGTATAAGCCTCAAACGATTCATTAAGAGGTATTACTAACCATTTATCCCCTGCATCTTTTATTTTCTTTACCGTGCAACCGTGCAGGTAATCTCCATCTTCTTCGCAGAGAACTACTATTTGACCGCTTTCTGCATATCCAAATTGAGCAGGTTCTACTACCAAGAAAGAGCCGTCGTGAATGTAAGGCTCCATGCTTTTCCCTTTGACTTTTAGAACAAACCAGTCTTTCTTAGGCTTTGCCCTACCAGCAAGAGGAACGGCGTAGAAATCTCCTTCTGAAACAGGAACTATCATGTCCCCAGCTCCCACCTCCCCGTATATCGGAAGTTTTACATAACCGTCGGACTTTCCTAAGTATTCAAATTCTTTTTGGCTTTGGTCTTCAAAGAAATATGAGGGAGGGACATTAAGAACAGCAGCTATTTTATTAAGAGTTTCTACTTTTGGTTTTCTTTTTCCTTTTTCTAATTGATAAATGTATTGAGACATTCCTTCAACTGATGCACCACCAAACTTACTAATAATTCTTTCGGCTAATTCACGGCGGCTTAATTTTTGGGCTTTTCTTAACTTTTCAATCTTCTGTCCAATTGTCTCAGCCATGTTGTTATTTATAGCAACTGCATTAAACAATTTTCAATCCTCTAATTTGCTTTAAAGTATTGACAATCTGAAGCAATAGCTTTAATATATTTAAAGCAGGAGGATTAATTATGAAGCTATTGGAAATAGAGCTTAAAGAGAGTAAATCAGAGTTAGCCAGAAAGTTAAACATTCCTCCACAATTCTTAGACCAAATCCTAAAAGGGAAAAGATTTCTTCCTTCTGATAAAGCAGCGGCTCTACTGGAGTTAGGATATTCACAAGAAGCCGTAAGAGAACTCTTAAGCCCAAAAGATAAAACACTATTTGATGTTTTAACCCGCAAAACCCCTGCGGGGGTAAGATAGATGGAACATCTATCCCCCCTTTCCCTCCCCTTCTGGAGTCCCTCCAGGAAAGCGTCCGCTTCGGCGGGCGTCTTTTTCATTTCCCCCTCCCTTCTGGTTTTGAAGATAAAACCTAACAGGAGAGGGGATAAGGGGAGCTCTGAAAAAAGAAACCTACAAGAGGTAGAAAATGTGTAAGGAAGCCTTTCAATCAGTTGCCGAGGATTTAGTAAAGCTTGCAATTCTTGAAGCTCACGAAAAGGGATATACCTACGAGCTAATTGCTTTCAAGGTAGGAGTTAGCCCGAAATCGGTTGAGAAATACGCCTCCGGTGAAAGAGTTCCTTCCTTAGCTGGATTTTTAGCTCTCATAGCAGGATTAAAACTCAGAAAGCCGGTTCAAAAAATAGCTGAACTTATCGGGATGAGGGCTATTGAAATTAACTCCTGTTCTCTCCCTACAACCTTTGGAAAACTAATGAAGGAAACTGGAGAAGCTATTTCCGAAATAGCTAAAGCGTTAGAGGATGGAGAAATAACAAAAGAGGAAGCTAAAGCCTGCATCAAAGAAATAGACGAGGCAATAGACGAACTAATCAAGTTTAAACAGCAGTTAAAGGAGGTTAAATAATGAGTAAAGAAAAATATTCTCTCTACGATTTTCCCGAACTCCTCTACAACTCAAAACTTCTCACTAACAGGCAGAGGTGCATCGTCCTCTGCCTGTTCTCCTTCCTCAATCTCAAAGGGGGAGGGGCTTTTAGCATTGATATTTTAGCAGAGAAAACGGGAATAAGGAAAGACCATATCTACTGTGAATTAAAACAACTCCCTTTCATTAGACGAGAGGGTAAGAAAATCTCTTTAGACATTGATAAATTAAAAGAATTCATAACAACTAAATTAGGTTCTTCAAATAAACCTAATAAAGGTCTAAAAAAGACCCAAAATGGGTCTAAAGAAGACCCAAAACAGGTTTTAGAAAGACCTAATATAGGTCTAAGTAAGACCCAAAATGGGTCTAAAAAATCTCCCGAAGCCCAAGCCTCACAAAGCCCAGATGGCACCGTAAATAATATTTCTAGAAAAGATTATTTAGATAAAAATTTAAAAGAAAATATTAGAGAAGAGAAAAAGGAGGTAAAAAACCAACCCGCCGAGCAAAAACCGAATGGTGATGAAAAGGAAGAAAGAAAGGAGAATTTAGAAGAGAAGGAAATAACTCCTTCTCTAATATCTCTTGTAGTTCAACAAATCATTAATGCCTTTAAAACTGAGTATAAGAGAAGATTCAACAGGTACCCTCTAATTGATACAGCATCAATAAAAAGAGTAGAGAAAGCTCTCCTTAATTCTGCAGCTAACCAAGAGGAACTAAAAGACCTTGCTAATCAACTAATCCAAAAGGTTCCTGACTTCTTTAAATTCCGCGATAAGTGGATAATAGACAAAGGATATTCATTCTTTGCCTTCAGCTACAGAGTAACTGATTTAACAAGCCAACCGGTTTCTTATCAAGTAACAAATACACCAAACGTCAAATTCGCTTGTAAGGGAGGTTGGAGATGAAAACTTTAACTCTCAACGACCTAAAAAGATTCTTAGAAAAGACGGCAGATTGCGACAGCAGGATTTGGAACAGCTTAGTTAACTGCAATCTGCCGAAAAACCGCAAAGGAGATATTCCGCTGTTAATTAAAGCTATGTCTAAAAACGTTATTCCGCAAGAATATACGAGAACCTACTTCAATGAAATAAAAAGACAGGAAGAAGAGATAAGAGAAAAGGGATTCAAACCACTTTTCCTAATCTTAAGCGGTGATATAGGAAATTATAAGACATTAATGGGAGTAAAGTATCTTGCTATAAAAACAGTAACGGAAAAGCTTTACCCTCTATTTCTTACAAACGATGAGCTTTTAGGTTTATACAACGGTTCCTTAGAGCTCCAGCAGTTTACAGACGACATCACCTATGCCGTTGAAACAAAGATTACACCCTCAAGAACTCACTACGAATTCTGGGAAAGAATTCCATTTACGGCTATTACAAAGTTCTACGACATCATAATGATTGACGACTTAGAAGAAGATGCCGTTCCTGCTTTAGAAAAACTAATCCTGCAGGCTTACGACACAGAGACTTTCATCATAGTAACAACAAATATAGCTCCTCCCTCAAAGTTTATCGGAACCGAGGATTCTCCTGGCCTTTTATCTGAAAAAGCTATTTCAAGACTGCTTGAGTGCGGAATTGCCGTTCACGTAGTAGGCACAGACAAAAGAAGAGGAGGGAGGGATGAGTAGAGTAGTGGCAGCTGCAAGGGATGTAGAGCTTGAATATACAGTTATCGGGACGATGCTTGTAGATGAAAAAGCTTTTTACTACGGGATTTCAAGATTAAGGCCAGATGATTTCGTGCTAACAGACTTACAGAAAATCTTTTCTATGCTTAAGGAAGGCTTTGAAAACGGCAAAACATTTGAGGAAGCTACTACATGCATCCCTAAAGAAATTGCCAACAAGAAGGAAAGAGAAAGCTTGGAGAGCACTCTACTCTATGCAGTAGAGTTTGCTATTGAAAACGAGAAAAAATTCAAAGTCTGCGTAGAGAAGCTGATAGAGTCCTCTAAAAAGAGAAAAGAACTTGAAATAGCCGAGAAATTAGCCTCTGGAAAGATAACGAGGGAAGAAGCTTTAGGGCTTCTATCAGACCTTGAGAGGGATAGACAGGAAAAGGGAGGAACTGTTGCAGAGGTGGGTTCCAGATGGCTTGAGAAAATGGAGGAGATTTATAACCAGGATACGGTTCCTGGAATCCATACGGGTTCAGGTGAGATAGACCAGTACTTTTCATATAGAAATGAACTGACCCTTATCTGTGCAAGGCCTTCTATAGGAAAAACTGTAACAGGCCTTGCTCTTGCTCTAAATCAGGCAAAAAGAGGAATAAAGGTTCAGTTCTTTTCTCTGGAGCTAACAGAAGAAGAAGTTATGGCAAGGCTCATCTCTATCCACACAGGAATTCCTCTTAAACGAATAGTCTTTGGCTGGGAGGATTTTGAAACCATCGTAAATGCCGTTACTGAAATAGAGAGCCTGCCACTTCACATAGAAGCTGGCCAGTTCACCATGCCGCAAATCAAAGCAAGAATCTTTGAGGTTCAGCCAGATATTGTCTATATCGATTATGTTCAGATAATTCACAACCATTCGAAAGATTTCAAGACAAGAAAAGAATTTCTTGACTACGCATCGGCAGAATTAAGGGAAATATCTAAAAACACCTGTCCCGTTGTAGCTCTTGCACAGCTAAACCGTGGAGTTAGGACAGGGAAAGATAAGCCGAGCCTTGAGAATATAAAAGAGACAGGAAACCTTGAACAAGATGCCTCTAACATTCTACTGCTCCATAGAAACTTAAAAGAAGCTCCGGACAAGCTCGTAATTCAAATTGCAAAGTGCCGTGTAAACAAGGCTGGCTCTGAAATTATCGTGGACTTTGACAACGGATTCCCTCACTTCACATTAAGCCCAGCTACACCAGTATCTAAAGGGGAGGAGGAAGTAGATGGATTGTTTGATTTCTGAGAAAACACTAATCGTCGGTATTGACCCTGGTAAAAAGGGAGGAGTTGCATTTATTCCCTTCTTACCTTCAGCAGAGGGTAAATCTGTTGAAGTTTTTCCTATGCCAGATACATCCACCCTTGCTGACCTTCTTTTTGAGCGTAGAGGCGAAATATATCGATGTTTTGTTGAAAAGCAGCATCCATACCCAAAACAGGGAGCTGTCAGCAGCGGAAATCTAATGAAACATTACGGGCAGATTTTAGGAATACTGATAGCCCTTCATATCCCCTTTGAAGAAGTTCCGCCTCAAAGGTGGCAGGCATTTATACACGGGAGTAAACACAAGAAAAGACCGAGAAAAGAGAAGAAAAAGAAATCAATAGAGAAAGCAAAACAGATGTTCCCTGGAGTGCAGATAAAAAGTGATGGACCTGCTGAGGCTCTTCTAATAGCTGAATACGGAAGAAAATGTCTTTTCGGGGGGTTATAGAATATGGAGAGAGATGTATTGAAGAAAAGAATTAGAGAAGTTTTTCCAGAAAGATTGCTAAAACCTACCGATGTTGCTTATATATGTCAGGTAGATAAGAGAACCGTTTTGCGTTGGGCGGAACAGGGGAAACTTCCTAAAGTGGTTTTAGATGAAAAAATAATACGTTTTAGAATGAGAGACCTGGTGGAGTTTATAGAAAAAAGAAGGAAATAATTTTGTAAAATTTTCACTGATTTACGCAATTAGGGGAGGAATATGAATTTAGTTAAAATACTTATTGTTTTGTTAACTCCATTGGTTTTAACTGGTTGTTATACTTCTAAACCCATAAAAACAGAACAAGCTAAGCTTGTTCCTAAAAATAGAATATTTACCAATAAATACTCTACTCCCTGTAAAAACTGTGGTGTTGTAATAGTAAAAGAAGATAAAGGACACATTCCTGGTGCGTTGGTGTGTCCAGCTACAATTTTCATCGATGGTGAAAAAGTTGCAGAAGTAAGAACTAAAGAAAAAGTAATACTCTATTTACCTGCAGGAATTCATATTTTAGGTATGAAGCCTAATAGTATTTGTGGGGTAGGAGTTTCCGTTTCGGAAATTAAGATTTCTGTGAAACCAAAAGAAAGAACTGTTTATAGAGTGGGATATGATTTTTCTCACTGGTTTATACAGCCAACAGCATTTTAATTACTTTTTTCTATCTATGGGCAGTCCAAAATTAAAGCAAAATAATTATAGACCACCTAAACCAAAAGCTAAAGTATTTAATCATTTCAACCATCCCTTCTTTTTAGGAAGCCAGCCGCTATTGTTCTGAGTAAAGCTCCCTACAGACTGAGGGTTAACCTGCTTTAAAATTGGCTCCAAAAATCTTACCTGTAAGTGGTCTGCTGCACAGTTAGAGTAAACGAGACAGTCCAAATAGTGGTTATCTTGGTGAACCTTCACCCACGTTTCCACATAAACGTTATTCCTTCTAACCCTCCTCTTTTCCTCTGCAATAATCTGCTTTGCAAAGTCTTCCCCGGTTTCATTGTGTAGAAAAATCTTTCCCTGCTCAAATCTCCTCTGGATGTCATCCTTATAGTAGTTAACGTCTATGTTAACGAGCCTCAATCCCGTTCCGTACCTTAAACTTGACCCCGGTAGCCTTTCAACTAATGTTTCTTTGAATGGAACCCCTGACCTTATCTGAGATTGTCCTTTTATCGGGAAAACCACCCCCAAGTATTTCCAAGCCCACTCGTAAACCTCCCTCGTGTCGTTTCCGGAGTCTATGAAAATTCGGGAAATCTTTGCAGGGTAATCCCCGACGAGATAACGGGAATTAAACAAAACCGCTTCAAGTTCATCAAAGTTTCTAACAAAGCCGTAGCGGACCAAATACTGTTCTAACTGAGTATTCCACGCCCAGATTGTGAAGTAGAATCCGTCCTTTTGAACGTCCACCCCTGCCGTCAAAGCTACCGTATCGGAAGGACAGATGCCGGGGGGATAATCCCTTTTCCAGATTAAAATATCTGAAACTTCCCTCCTCTTAACCGTTTCCTTGAAAGGTTCTGCAAGTTTTGAGTTTACAAAGTTCATTAGTTCAGAAGGAGAATCCTTTGAAACCAAAAACTCGTAAGCTAACTTTCCCCAAGGGATAAATGGAGAGTAAAGAGCTGAGAGCCAGAAGCCTATCTTTCTCCTCCTCTTTGACTTCCTTTTCCACTCTACCCACCTGCCCTTTAAAAGCATCTCGTGTTTATAGTTTTCCGTTATTTTAGCCCCGCAGTTAGGACACTCGTACCAGGTTTTATCTATTACATCCTCAGGATTCTCCACATCTTCCCACTTAAGATTTGGGAATTCAAGGAACATGAATTTTTTGCACTTTGGACAGGGGACCTGATAGCGATAGATAATTCCACAGCTTTGGAGCTGCTTCCAGATGTTGCCGTCTTCTGTTGTTGGAGTGGAAGCGTAAACAATTTTATGAAATCCCTGATAGGAGTTAGTCCTTTCCTTTGCAAGGGAAATTGGGTTTGCCTCCCTTCCTGAAAAGGGAGGGTACTTGTCTATCTCATCTAAAAAAACGTACCTGACAGGTTTACTCGCCAAAACTGCAGGGGAACCCGCCCAGGCTAAGTAAATCGTCATAGATTCCATTATTAGTTCAAGGTTTGTAAAGTCGTGAGAAGTAGATGGAAGCCTTTCCCTCAAAGGTTCTGAGGAAATAAGCATATCCTGAAGCCTGTTTTTAGAGAAAGACCTTGCAATATCTTCACTCGGTAGAACGAACATAGCTGGTCCAGGGTCTTGATGGATGGCATAACCTAACATGTTGAGCATCGTTTCCGTCTTTGAAAGCTGAGCTCCGTAACAGAGAACTATTTCCTCAACTTCGTTATCACAAAAAGCATCCATTACAGCCTTTGCATAGGGAACTCTCTCGGTTTTCCACTTTCCAGGTTCTTTACTTGAACGAGAGGAAAGTATTCTGTATTTATCTGCCCACTCTGAAACCGTTATTCCCTCTGGAGGGGTTAGAGCTCTCAGTTCCCTTTTTGTCCAATCAATCATTTCTTTTCCCGCTTTGTTTTCTTTTTAGGGCATTTGATTTCTAATTTAGGGTTGTCGCAGGGGATTTCAGAGAGTTTCTGAAAAAATTCAAACGTAATCTCTTCCTGTTTGTCTAACGGAAGATTTTCGTTTATTTTAGGAATGTACTTCCCCTTTCTAACGTAGGACCACAAAAGGTCAAGAATCTCTTTTTTTATGATTTCCCTCGTTTTAGGGAGACTCCTTTTCTTATTTGCAAGCTGAGTAGATAAACGAAACTCTAAAGCCAAAAGACCAGACTTTATTTCTGAAACCCTTTGAGCCCACTCCAATTCAACATCATCCCTTTTAACGTATTCTCCCCTTTCCTTTTCAAGGGTAAACCTTTCCTTTTCTAACTTTACCCTTTTAAGTTCCAACTCTAACTCTTCTTTACTTTTGTCGTTTTTTCTTGCAATACTGTTTTCAAAATAGAGGAAAAGGTCAGGTGCATAGTATTTGCCGTTCTTTGTCCTCGGTTGAGCTTTCTCTATCCACCTTTGAATTGTCCTTTCGTGCCTTGAAAACAAAATAGAGAGCTCCTTTGTTGATAGAAAAAGTTTATCCATCTTTCCTCTTAAACCTTTCGTAGTGCTTAAATATTTCCTCCTTTGCCTCTTCTATAGAATACCCCACAATGCCGTACTTAGTTACTACGAACTGAGAAAAGAGCTTAAGAGCCCAATTGAAACTTTCAGAGTCAATAAAACACAGCTGTTTCCCGTAAGCCTCGCATTCGTAGTTGAAAATCTTTCTATCTGAAAACTTCTTAAGGAAGGGAAATATTCCTAAGGAACGGAATATTGGGGCTAAACCAAAGGTTCTGTAGAACTGTTTCGAATGCTGAATCTCATGATTAATTAAACCTTTATCGTCCTTGTATTTTGGCCGAATAATATTGATAAATCCGTAGTTGTATCCTCCAAAACCCTTTGGTATAAATTTATTTGAAAAAATTGTTATTACTGGAAGAAAACCGTAAATGAAGCTAAAACTTGCTTTAAAGCTCATTTTTATCCTCCATAAAGCTTTGTTGTGTGTCCAAGAGGCTTGGCGACGACACAGCAAAGCTCTGGGCGAAATTCGCTCGTTTTTTGCACCTCCTGCACCCGCAACCCAACCTGCCAGGAAGGACCCGATTTCATCATCTTTTGCATCCTGATTGCAGCAAATTCCTTGCAGCTCTTGGCTTTAAGATAACCTCAATAGTTGTTTTTCCTTTTCTTTCTTCTATAAAACCGTGTACAATGAGCGATGTATAGGCTTTGTCTATCGTATCTTTAGAAAGGGGAAGTTGTTCTTTGAGATAGCTTCTTGGTGAACATGGAATTACTTTTCCCGCAAGTGATAGAAGAGCAAAATAGACCTGGACTGCAGAAGGCCGCAACTTCTTTTCGTAAGCTACAAAAGAATGATAAAAATGAGGGAAATAGGTATAAACAATAGTCTTCACCTCCTCCTCCCTTTTTTGTATAAGTACATTGCTACAGAGTGAACAATGTTGTTTCTAAGTCTTTCTGGGATAATCTTTTCGACTTCTCTAAGTGCTTTTGAGTTTTCTACCATTTGAACTGAGCTGAGAGTTGTAAGCTCGGCAATTGGGAGACCATGATACTTTCGGGGATTAGTAGAGACAAGCTTGTGTTTCCAATTTGGCATTCTTCTGAAAATTCCAATATGCCCGGACTTCATCCGTGCGATAAAAGCATTACGCCTTAAAACTTTCCATCCTTCCGTTCTTTTTACCTTAACTTTTAGAGCAGGCCACTTTGATTGAACTCTTACAACTCTTCCGGTTTTTGTTTTTCTTTCATAAACCGGAAGCTTTTTTCTTTTAAGTGAGATAGAAACGCTACTTTTCGAAAGAAAATAGAAGAGAGGTAGTCTTTTGCCCTTGATAGCTACAACGGCGATGTCTGTGTTCCGGGCTGGAGTAACTGTGATGTGTTTATCGAAGTCTCTTTTTTTTATGTTATAGATTTTTCTTACTTCTTTTGATATTGCTGCTTTTGCCGACTTTGCTGTTCTGTTAAGTGCTTGCCTTATAACGCGTTGAGGGATTCCTTCTTTTTTCAAAGCTGCAAGCTCGGGAGATAGTATTATCTTACTTTTCATTAATTCCTCTGATTTTCTTTCAGTATAAACCCTCCAAGCCCTTGATACAACCGCGTTTTGAATACATTTCACGACATTTTTTTGAAAAATTATCCTCTTCCCCCTTGACAATAAACTCAATTGAGTCTATATTATTAAGTAGAAGGAAAACAAATCGAAAGGAGGCGGAGATGAGAACATCAGAATTCAGAACAGCAGTCTTAGAAGCTATGAGGTTCGCAGAAGAAGAAGGATTTAAGTTCCCAGTAGAAAACATCAAAGAAGGCTATAACTCTCCATTTGAAGTTGTTTTGGAAGTTCTTGATGAAAGCTACCCTCAATGGAGAAATGACTATGATGAAAATGATGTAGAGGAAGTCATGGATATTTTAAATGAATTTTGGGAGTACGAAAACTTCGCTGACTTCTACACAGAAACAGAAAGCAATATTGAAGCAATAGAAGAAGACGAAAAAGAAATTAGAATTGGTTTTACAACATTCTATTTAATTTGCGATAAGAAAGATAAAACTTGTTATGAGGGATAGGGGTAGTCCCTGCCCTTTTTTATCTGAACGTTGTGGAATAAAAACTTGGGAGGTGAAGATGTTCATCTATAGGTTAGTTAAAGAAAGTTATCCTGAGAACTGTGAGTTTTGTGATTTCGTAGTAGAGGAAACTATCAAAGAAACAACAAACAAAAAAGAAATTTCAGAGTTTTTTCAGGAGATTCAGAGATTAGAAGAAGAACTCAAGAAAAATACTGATTCAACTCCTCTTCTTGGCCGTAAATGTATTAAATGTATTGACGATAAAAATCTTCTCTTTATTGAAGTAGAGTATTACCCACTTGATAAACTTTTAGAGCAAATAGAAAAAGAAACCGGAAGAGATTTTGGAGTTTTACGCGAGGCGTTAAAGTTTAAAGATTTACCTAAACTCTATCTTAAAGAGTATAAAGACAGACTTTACCTTCAAATGTACAACCAATCTCTTAAAAAGAATGTTAACGTAGCAAATCTAAAAAACGAAAAACACATACGTTTTCTTCTTCAAAACCTCGTTTCCCTCTGGAACGACTATAGAGAAAGCCTAAAGTAAGGGCTTTCTCTGCCTTCCCTTCTTTAACCACTCCCTTCAAATCCTGCCTCCTTTAATCCCTTGTCTGTCAAGAGGTTGGTGTATATTAATAGCTTTTGCTTTAAAAACTAAAGCAAAAGACTTGACATTTTCATCCATACGCTTTATTATTAAAGCAGACGCTTGAGAAAGCTCTTTGACAGCCGAATAGGGGGTAACGGGCGGGGAGCAGGAGTAGGGGTAACTCCCGAAGACCGGCCGGGTGCACGTAGCCCGGTGAGGGTTAACAAGCCCTCTGTAAACGGACTCTGCTCCTAAAGGGAGAGAAAACTTATGGAGGTGAGCCATGGAAGTTTACGACTCTTCTTGGATTGACAAAATGATGGGGGAGCCAGAGTTATGGCTCCCCGAAGACGAGGAAAGAAAAGCAGAACCGGAAGAAGTCTGGGACGATAGAAGATATGAACCTTACGGGGAAGTGGAAAGTCCCTTTTCCGACCTCTTAGAAAGAGCAATTAGATACGGAACTTTATGGGAGGTGTGAGATGTGGCCGTGGATAGAGACTAACAAGGGAACTCTTATCAAAATAACCGAAATAGAGGCTATTTCGGTAACCAAAGATGTTGATGTGAAGAAATACCGTGTGCTTATCAGAACAAGAGGAGGAGGTAAATACACTTATGCTCTTTTTGACCTAAAAGAAGAAGCTCAGAAAGAGCTTCTCAGACTTGCAGAAACAATAGCAAGGATAGAAGAACAAACCCTTGAGAGGGCCTAAAGCCCTCTCATCTCCTTAAAACCATTTCAAGGAGGCGGAGATGAATGCGAATTTTGAATTAATACTAAACGAAGAATTAGAAAAAGTCAAGCGTAAGGAGGCCTTAGCAGTTATAAAACTGTATCTAACAGAAACGCAAAGCAGATTAGAAGCAGCTCACGACTTGCTTTTAGCTATAGGAGAGCAGAAAACTGCGAAAGGGATTTTAGAGGGAATAGAAAAGGTTAAGAAAGTTAAAAGGAGGATTGAACGTGAAGTGTAAACGCCTGCATCCAGATACAAAACTACCAACAAGAGCTTACGAGGGAGACTTAGGTTTTGACCTGTATGCTCTTGAAGATGTAGTTATCCCAACTGTTAATGAAAATGGCGGAATACCCGTTGTGAAGGTTAGAACAGGAATAGCTGTTGAGCTTCCAAGAGGTTGGGGAGCTTTCATCAAAGACCGTTCAAGTGTGGCAACAAGAAGATTACTCCATGTGGTTGCTGGAGTAATTGATAACGGCTACAGAGGAGAAATCATCGTTGCTCTGGCTAACCTTTCAGGACGGGAACAGAGAATAGAAAAAGGCGAAAAGATAGCTCAATTAGTTCCTGTTCCCGTTTCAGATTTTCAGGTTATTGAGGTTGAAGAACTAACCGAAACCAATAGAGGAGAGGGCGGTTTCGGGAGTAGCGGAAATAAATAAAAGGAGGAAGTTATGGCAAAAGCAGTTATTGAAAGTCCAAAAATTATTGTAGCAGAAGATGGAAGAACATATACCTTTGACGAGGTAGCTACTTACGTCAAATATCACGCTCCTAATGCAAAACAGGAGGAAATAGAAGAGTTCTTTAACTACTGCAAATTAAGGAGCTTATCTCCCTATGATGTTCACTTCATCAAATACGGCAACTCTCAGCCTGTAATAGTTGTTGGAAAAGATGCTTTTCTTAAACGTGCTGAACGTTCAAAGCAGTTAGATGGTTACAAAGCAGGAGTTATTACGGTTAACAGAGATACAGGAGAAGTTACGTATAGAAACGGAGCTTTTTACATCAAGAGCAAGGAGGAACTTGTTGGCGGCTGGGCTGAGGTTTACAGAAAAGATTTTAATCACCCTATACGCACTGAAGTGGCGATTGAGGAATATGCTCGCAAGACGAAAGACGGGAAGTTAATGAGCAACTGGGCAACTATGCCTGCAACAATGATTAGAAAAGTTGCTCTCGTTCAGGCTCTTCGTGAGGCATTTCCGAGTGAAATGTCCGGAATGTACGTAGCAGAGGAAATGGGAGTTGAAATAGATGAGGAAACTGGGGAAGTGCTTAATACCAAGCCTGTTGAGAATAGCAAAATTGAATTAGACAGGAAATACATAAAAGGAATTCATTCCTGGTCTGGATTGGCTGAATTTGACTATAAGAGCTACATCAGAGAGAAATTCGGCAAGGAATCCTCTAAGCAGTTAACAAAAGAGGAAGCTATCGAGGTAATCAAAGAAGCCAAGGAAAGGTGGAGAAAGAAAATAATGGAGTTAGGAATTGACCCTGAATATGAATTAAGCAAGTCTTTAGATGATATTAAGTATCCGGAAGCCAAAGAACTGACTAATAGAGTTAAGGAAGAAGCTCCAATAGAACTCCCTTAGCAGCTCTCTAAGGTCTTCCACTCCCTTAGTGGAGCTCTCTTTTTCATTCTTTAAATTTTCTGGAGGAAATCATGAACTTAAACAAAGTTTTTCTTATCGGTCGCTTAGTTGCTGACCCAGAGCTTCAACACACCTCTAATGGAACTCCATTCTCCCGAATCAGGGTAGCCGTCAACAATCCATACAAAGACAAAAACAGAGAGTGGAAAGAAGACCCTGTATTTATAGACGTGGTTTTATGGGGCAATTTAGCAGATTGGACAGTTAGCAGGTTCAACAAGGGAGACAGGGTTTTGGTTGAAGGAAGTCTAAGGCAGTCAACCTGGAAAACTGAAAGTGGAGAAAACAGAAGCAAGATTGAGATTAGGGCAGACAAGTTCAGCCCGTTGGATGCAAGAAAGGAAGAAACAACTGAAGAGGAACCGCCTGACGACATCGAATTTTAAGGAGGAGAGATGAAAGTAGTTTTGCCTATCTACAAATTTACAGAACCGCCGTTCACTCAGGATAAGTACATCAAGATAATAGAAAATGGAGTTGAAAAAGAATTCTTTTGTAGAGTAGTACAGCCTACAGACTTCAACAAGGCGTTCACTTACATATTACCGGATGGATTCCCGAAATCTTTAGCAAAAGTGATTTTTGGTCCTGAAGCGATTATTGATGGAGGAAAAGGAAATGAGGATAAAGAGAGTTTATCAGTACGTAGGAACAAGAGAGGACGCAAGGCTGGTAAAAAGACGACTCTGGCGGGCAAGAGTGAAAGGGAAATTATCCTGTCCCTTTAAGGTTGATGCTTATGCAGGGGAAATATACGTAGCTTTCTATGACGATATAACGAAGGAAGAGGCAGATAAACTTGTTAAGCCTCCTAAAAAAGATGAATTTGAGCCACTCTGGAAACCTCCTAAACGTAAATCTCGTAAGAGGGTGATGAAACATGAAAGAGCTTGTAATAACAAAAGAAGATACAAAGAAGTTGTCCTTGCTTTTCTCGCATCTTAGCGATTTGAGATTGAGAACTCTTTTGTTTCTCCTCTACAACAATGGAGCTTCTTTCCAGAGCACCCTTGTTAAGAAGATAGGAACTGAAAAAGTCTTAGAAACTTTAGAGCTTATGGAAAAGTGGAGGTTAGTAGAGAGGAAGAGCAAAACTATTTATTTAACTTCTCTCGGGAAGGCTGTCGTAGAGGCATGCATTAACATTTTGGAGGTGATGAAGGATGAAACTTAAATATATCCACAAAGTTGCCGAGAAATTTCCTTACGATTACGAGGAACCGCCAATCTGTAAGGTGGTGCTCTGGGACTTCTCCAAGGCTAACGAAAATGAGGAAAGTAGGAAAGAAGCCGTTTGTCTCGTAGCTTCTATTTCTTACGGAAACGAATACTGCAAAGACCCTGATAGGCTCTGGAACTTGCTGATTGAGCGGGGACATGAAAGTCCGTTTGAGTTTGTGAGGTGTTGGGATGTTGGAGATTTAAGAAATAGTGATTACATAAATTGGGAGAAGGCTATCAAGGAATTCAATCAGGATCATGACAGTTATATCTCATCTTCTATTAGTATAAACAAAAGGTTTTTTGCTACCTTTAAGCTCAAAGTTCCGATTTTCGTAGCCCGTCAAATTCAAAGACACAGGGCTTTTTCCTATATGGAAATGAGCAGGCGGTATGTGAAGGGAAATAAGGTGAAGTTCTTTTGTTGGCTGGGGAGGGAAGCTATTATTCATCCAGACATTAGGATAGGTTCTTGTATGATGGGGGAGATGGCCTATGAGCAACTTATAACTGAAGGTTGGGAACCCGAACAAGCCCGTGCATTCCTTCCGTTAGGTCTCTATACTCAATTCTGGATGCAGGGAGATTACAGGGCTTGGCTGAATTTCTTTATTCACCGTTTGCATCCCGAAGCTCAAGAGGAGACAAGGCTTGTAGCAAAATCTATGTGGAACTTATTAAAAGAACATCAACCTGAAATCGTTAAGATGATGGCTGATTACCTTGATAGATGGGTTGAGGATTGTAATCCGATTTTCACCCCAGCAAGGCAGAAAAGAGCGGAGTGGTTTAAAAGGGAATTTTTGGAGGAATAATGGCCTCTATCTACGAAATAGCTGATATTTGGGAGAACATAAGAAAGAAAGGAGCTTTTGAACTAACAGAAGATGATATTGCTGAGCTTGATTTGTTTTTGTTTTGTTGGAAGGAAGTTGTAAAAGAACCTAATTGAGGAAAAAAGGGGGAGCTCCCCCTAAAGGTTGCGGGAGAGCTCCAGACGAATAAATTTTTGAGTAGAAGAACGGCCGATGACGATTGGGAAAGTTTGGTTGTTGCGGGTGTCAAGTATCCAGATGATGACCTCGTCGGCCGTTCTCAATTCTTCCTCAAAATAACCTCCGTTGAATGGTTTTCGGATTTTCCCTTTCAGCTTCCTCAACAACATCTTTATAACCAAACTCTTGAAGAACCTTACGGGTTAGCTTGTCCTGTAGAACAGGGTCTTTCGTAGCTCTAACAACTGCATTAATAAGCCTTGCGGCTTTTGCTATTCCTTGACTTTTAGCCTTGATAGTTTTGATTTCAAGTTCCGCCCATTTAACAAACTCCTCAAAACTGTAGGCTCTTTCAACCTTATCGGCTATGAAGTAGTTATAGAGAGCTTTGTAGCACTCTTTCTGGTAGAGAATGACCTTTTCTCTTACCTGCGGGTTGGGAATCTTACTTGGATTGATTTTGAAAAGCAGACCGTTGATGTATTCAAGAGGGAGACAGAGCATTTTAACTTGGTAAGTCTTGCCATCCTTGCCTTGAGAGGTTGTTGCCTTCTGGGCAACGACCTGAGATAAGACAGGGTCGGCAATGATTTTGCGATACTGTTTAGACCAGTCCAAGCCAAGGTTTTCAATTAGAGGTCTAACGGCTACCCAAACAGTTTCGCCGTCAAAAACGGCAGTTAAGTAGTCTCCGTGGAACTCAATTTGCGTAGGTTCACCCACTACGAACTTTGGTTTAGTCTCTCGCATAGCCTCCTCCTGTATGTAGTAGTTTTCTATCGTTTATATTAGTAAACACCAGTAAACTTGTCAAGACTTTAAAAGTCTGCAAAATACCACTATAAACTGATAGAATTTCAAAAGATGGAGGGAAAAGTGGAAAAGAAACTGCTTACAGTAAAGGAGGCTTGTGAGTATCTAAGTATTTCAAAGGCTACTCTCTATAAGCTCATTAAAGAGGGGAAAATCAAACCTGTGAAGATAGGGAAAAGCACAAGGTTTGATAGGCAGGATTTAGATAGGTTAGTTGAAGAATTAAAGAGGAATTCATGGCTAAACTAAAAAAGCTAATAGCCTTGAGAGTTTCAGATGAAATGGATAGAGCATTGGAGGAAGCTCAATGGATACTTCGTATGAGAAAGACAGAAGTTATTAGGGAAGCCATTAAAGAATACCTACAAAAGCACTGTCCAGAAGTCTATAAGGAGTATTTGAGTGAGCAGGATAGAGAAGGAGATTGAGTTTTACAAGGACATATTTGGAAAGGTTTTTACTGTTTTTCTTCTTGTAGCAACAGGAACTATAACCCGCTTATCTCAAAAGGGTTTTGACAATTTTGTAGCTACAGGTCTGATTGCAAGTATAGTGCTATTTGCCTCAGTTCTAATTACAGGGTATCTTTATAAAAAGAAAGTAAATGAACTGGAGGATTAATGGAAAACTTAGTTTTAGCAACTTTTGCTTTAATGTTTATTATTCTTGCCCTATTCTTCATCTACCTTGCATGGCCGTTTGAAAAGAAGGAAGCTAAAAGATAATCCCTCTTTCTCTCCCCGCCCGTCCCCCTGTTCGGCTTCCCTAAAACCTTAAAGGGAGGCTGTCTAATGAAAAAACGTTGGCTAACTACGAAAGAAGCTGAAAAATACAGCAATCTTTGTTTTAAAACCCTCAAAAAGCGTTATCTCGAAGGTCTCATTTCAGCCAAAAAGATTGGCAACAAGTGGCTCTGGGACAGGGAAAGTATAGACGCTTTCTTAGGAGAAGATTCATTAAAAGAGGAACTTCTCTTGCATGAGGTCAAATAATGAAGTTTAATATCAGTATGAGGCTATTTCAGAGAGAAAACGGCGTCTGGTATGTAGAATTTGAGAGAGGGAAGAAAAAGAGCCTCCGCACCCGTAACAAGGCGGAGGCTATTAGGATTTACAACAAGCTAAAGAGAGAATACCTGAAGGGTAAATTGATAGTTCTTAAAGAGGGAATCAGAGTCCCCCTGTCTCAGTTTACTCAAGAATATTTAGACTGGGCTAAAAATAACCGCTCAGAGGAGACCTTCACTAAGGCAAGGCACGTTCTAAACAGATTTAGAGAAGTGGTAGGAGATTTATATCTATCGGCGATAACGAAAAGGAATGTAGATGAATACGTTAATCACCTTCTTGAATGTGGCCTCTCCAAAGTAACCGTTAACGTTCACATTAGAACCTTGAAATCGGCTCTCTCAAAGGCCGTAGAGTGGGAATACATAAAAGAAAATCCTATGAAGGGATATAAACAGCTTAAAGTTCAGCAGAAGCCTCCAAGATTTCTCCTACCTCAGGATATAGCTAAAGTGGAGGAAGTTATAGACAGGGAGGAGTGGTTATTCATCTTCCGTTTCCTCATCTATACCGGTATGAGAATAGGAGAAGCCGTAAGGCTATATTGGAAGGATGTTGACTTAGAGAGGGGCCTGATTACCGTTAGAAAGTCAAAGAACTTCCAAACGAGAGTTATACCTATTCATCCTAACCTCAGAAAGGAGCTCCTTAAACGTTATCCTGCAATTGGGAAGGTTATTCCTTACAGCCGAGACCACATAGAGCACAGGCTAAAGGAATACTTTAGGAAGGCAGGATTTCCAGAGTTAAGAGTTCATGATTTAAGGCATACATTTGCCTCTCTAATGGTAATGTCAGGGGTTGATTTAAAAACAGTTCAAGAGTTATTAGGGCATACAAGCTACAAAACAACTGAAATTTACGCTCATTTAGCTCCTCAACACCTACAGGAAGCTATCAAGAAACTACCCCTCTGA